ATGTTTCGGCGCGTTTGGTTGCTGCCTCGCCAAGGGCTGCTTTCCACTCACCTCTGGCTTTCTCCAGCTCAGCAGCCGAATCGGCAAGCGCCTTCTGATTGGCAGCTTCGAGGGCGGATTGTTCTTGTGCTTGCATGTCCGAGAGTGCCGACTGAGCACCTTGGCGGTCTTGCTCGATTTGGTTGCGAGCTTTCTGACGTTGCTTTTCGCGATCGAGGATCGTTTGGTTTTGAGAGTTGTTGATCAGGTCGTCTTGGCGAGCGATCTCGTCATTGATCTTGGCGATCTGGTCTTCGGCGTTTGTATCTCCAAAGAGACCTTGGATGCGGGCCCAGACCTTTTGAAAGAATCCACTGAATCGATTCCATCCTTTTTGAAGCAGGCTTATAAGGACCGTCCAGCTGTCGGCAATGAAGTGGGTGGTTTCAAGCCATCCGGTTTGCAATCCAGCCCAAGCGTCGGTCATAAGACCAGCAACGCTGTAGACCGCACTTTGGAAGATTCCAATGAAGAATCCTTTGAAGTCGAGCCACTTCGACTCCAAAAACGCGACTCCACGTTGCCATTCCATTTTCAAAGTGAGCCATAGGATTTTGCCAGCCAGTGCGATGTCACCGGCCGCAAGTGCATCGCCGATTCCTTTCCACGCAGCAAGTGCCGTGTCTTTGAGTTCGTTGAATCTCGCGCTCAGCCACTGCATCGCCTGCGAGCCAGCACCACTGGCATAGACGAAGTAACCGACCAGCGCCGCAAGACCAGCGATGGTCAGACCAATCGGGGACATCAGTGCCGCGATCGCGGTCCCCAGGAATGCAAACACGGTGCCAACACCGGTAAGAACGGTGGCTGCCGCACCAAGCACCGTTCCGGTCCCAGCGACTGCGGTCCCCAGGGCTACAATCGCTGCTCCACCAACTGCGATCGCCATGCCGACTTTGAACACAGTGATGATCAGGTCCTTGTTGTTTTTGATCCAGTCGCTCGTCGCCACAACGATCCGAACGGTCGAATCGATCATCGCTGTGAGGACCGGCTCCAAAGCAGATCCGATGGTAAACACTGCCTTTTTGAGCACTTTCCAAAGAACATCGATGCGATCGCCGAATTCGGCAGCCGCTTGAACGTCTTTAGTCCCCATGGTTAGACCAAGATCGCGTGCTTGTTGTTGAAACTCCTCGATTCCAGCGGCTCCAGCTTGAAGTAGCGGAATCAGCTGTGTGCCGGATTTACCGAAAATCGCCATGGCAGTGGCGGTCTTGAGCGTTGGATCGGTGATCTCGGACATTCGGTCCGCAATCGCTTTAAACTGCTCGTCGGGCGAGAGCTTGGAAAGCTGCGCAACACTGAGCCCCAGCGATGCGAGGGTTTCCTGGGCCGACTGCGATCCGGAGGCTGCCTCGAAGAGCATCTTTTGCATCTTCTTGAGCGATCCTTCAAGAGTAGCTAAATCGCTCCCGGATAGCTCAGCTGCAAACCCTAGTTCCGAGAGAGCTTCAACCGACACACCGGTTCGTTGGCTCATGTCGTCGAGGTCTCCACCCATGTCCGCAAACACTTTCGCAGCGCCGGCCAATGGAGCGACGACACCAGCCCCGAGCATCGCCATTTTCGTGCCGATCCCCTGCAGGCTTTTGCCAAATGTATCGAGCCGCTTCGAAGCGTCATTGAGTCCCTTCACCAGACGAGAGTCTTTGGTAAAGAGCTCGATGTACGCTGAACCGGCTTTGATACTCGAACTTGATGCCATCGTTACTGTTTCTCTTGCATCCGATCAATGAACACGTGCTTGAGGGCTTCGATCCCAACCATCGTGCGAGGTTGAATCCGTTTCTTCGCGTGCGGGTTGAAATCCGACGGGTGGTAGATCTTCGAACGTTTGGCATCGCGATGGATGTTGGCGAGCATTGCCAGAACTGAGGAAGTGTGAGACCACAGCATCTGGCTTCGAGCTTCGCCCATCGCGATCAGCTCTCGGAGGCTGAAGGGTCCGGGGTCACAACCGAGGACTCCGGCAAGGTGCCAGACGAGCTGATCCACTTCTGCGCTTCGACCTCTGGGTCGATCGAGTCGAGGATCCTCTCCGCGTGGCTGAGCACCTTGTCCCTGACGGTCTTGCCCGCTTCGATCGCCTTGCGAAGGCTCGCCCTGGCGCGGGCATCTGGGAAAAAATCGATCAGTTCCTCGACGAATGCATCGGCAGCTTGGGTTATTGCATCCCCTGCCAATGCTCGCCCAAATTCCTCATCGCTGATCGATTGCTTGTCGGCCTGATCCTTGCACAAGCAGTACAGCACATCGGCCAGGGTGACCGGATCGGAGACAAGCTTCGAGAGAGACTTGAACCCGTCGTCGACCAGTGCATACAGGTCGATCCCCAACAAACCACGGATCCGTTTGACGGCCGCGACGTTGATCGCGATTTCCCAGGTGCGTCGGGAGTTATCCACAAAACTGTGCATTTTCTAAATGCCTTCCGTAAGCAAGAGAATCGAAACGGGATTAGGCGACGGTCATCCAGCTAGGTGGATTGGCCGAATAGGTTGGCTTGGCAGTGACCGAAACAGTGATCGCTTCTTCGAGCGCTTCATTGCGCGAGAAGCTAGCGATACGAAACGTGGCTCGCAGGCCTTGAGATCCGGTGCTGCCTGCTCCGGTAATGAGTCCATCCATCACGGCGAATTCCACCGTGTTGTTGTTCAGGAATGCATCGCGCACGGCACCGAAGTCTGAGTCGGCTGTATCCCAAACCATCTCAAATTCAAGCGAAGCGTCCTTGAGGGTGCCGACGGTCGCCCGCCAGCCGTTATTTCCGCGGGTTGATACATCGGCCTCTCCTGTTTCCAGATTCAGCGTCAAATCTCGAACGTTACCGACGAGGTCCCAAGTGGGAGCCGCGTACGTCCCGGCGTTACGGTAAAGCTTTGCATCGAGTCCTAGTTTGGCTGGCATCGTGTTTTCTCCTTAACGAATGCTTCCTGCCCACATCGAGGGCAAGCGGTCTTTGACTTTCTCTAGTGCTGGCCCCATGAACGGTCGTTTTGGGTAACGCTCTCGTCGGAAGTTGCCGCCAAACTCGTGCGCCTTACCCGCGGCTCCCACGACATCAAAGTCTGGTCCGATTAGGGCCACACCTCTCTGTTTATCCAGGGAGTACATGATCGAACGCTTCAGTTGGCCACGACGCGTATTGGGTGGGCTGCCTGGCATCGCAGCGGTCTGTCGCCGCCGAATCGACCGACGAGCAATCAAACGAATCGACGCAGCCGCATGTCCCAGGCTTTTGAAGTTGCCTTGCTGGGACTTGGCTTTGACCTTGTCGAATGATTTTTTCGTGGTGACTTTGACGTCGATCATGGTTTACGGTGCCGTGAATCCTTGTGCGTTGACGTAAACCACTGCACCGGTGGTGATGCACGCGAAGTTCAATGCCGTATTAGCTGTCGTTTTGAGTGGGTTCTCAAAGATGATCTCGGACATCGGTGCATTCGCTGGCAAATGGCCTCGCCAAATGATCGTTGCACCGTCTTTGAGTACGACTTCGGTGGCAACCGCGGAGTTGTTCGAGAGTTGCATCGAGCAGATGTAGCGACGAAGAGCTGCACCGGCTGCCGCTGCGATCACAACATCGGTGGTATTGATCACACCACCGGACGCTGCGACATACGACCATTCGAGTTCTGGGATTTGCCAAGGTCGCGTTACCAAAACCCCTTGAAGCGTTGAAACCAGATCCGCCACATCCCCGGTGGCGACGCTCGCGTAGGCTGCCGTGAGAGCTCGGGCCGCCATCCGAACTGGATTACCCGTGATGACTGCATCGTGGGCCGCTTGGCCAGCCACGTTGGCTGTGACCGTTCCAATGTTGGTCGTGGTTGCGGTCGCTCCGGTGAGGATCACTCCAAGACCTTGTCCAACGACCGTTTGACCTCGGCCCGCGGTTACTTCTGCGGTTAGTTCCGCATAATCTTGGCAATTGATGAACTGGGATTGGAAATTGATGTTGGCTGCCGGCGCGGCTGCGAGGGCGATTTGGCCAGAACCTACAACATATGCACCACCAAAGACCGTCCCAGTCAAGTCGATCGTATTAGCATCGATCACCGTCGCGGAGTAATTTCCACGAATGGCGGCACCGTTGTTGGTGACACCATTGAGATATTCCACCCAAATCGTCGGCGTTCCCGTGTAACCATGGGCAGTCGATGTGAGCCGAATGACGTTGCCAGGACCGGCGATTGCGTTGGATACCGCCTTGAATCCTTGATGGTTCGACGATCGTATGCGGATCTTGTAGGAGGCTGTCGGATCGGGAATCTGCTGATGGCGGACGTAGGAATTGGCCCGTCCCGTCGCAGAGTCCATCACGCGAGAGTGGAAATAGCACTCATCGGAAAACGGCTCGAGTTCGAGAATCGAATAGGTGGCCGTTGAGACAATCGCAGACGCCGCCGAAGCGATCGGAACCAATCCACCGTTTTGCACGCTGTAAACCATATTGGTTACAGTCGTGTTGGCAGCCCCACCGATGTCCATGCTAAGGCTGTGCTTCCCATCCGGAATCCCGGTAGTGGAATCCACCGATACGGCTTCGATGAGATGGTGC